TCAGGTTTAGATTTAGAATCAATCTCAACTTTTATTTCATCGAGGTTTAACTCATAATCAACTGTAACCTTATCATCATCTGGACATTTAAGTTTTAATTTGACAACCTCACCTACTGACTTTGATCGTATCTTCAAAAACAAATATTCAAAATCAAATATAGGTAGTTTTTCTACATCTATTTTATTGTCTGTACAATTAGACACAATTTGAATTAAAGCTTCTTGGATGGCAGTTTCGTTATTGGCTTCTAATGCCACTAACATAACTTTTTCCTCTTTAACTAAGAACGGTCTAAATTTGATTTTTTGTTTTGTAGATGGTAACTCACATTCATAAGTAGGTGTCACAATCTTCGGTATTGCCATAATTTAACTCCTTTATAATATTATAATATAATTCTATTTATTAGAAGAATGGAGGCACTACTCTGCCACCAAATATCTTACCTGTTGGGAATCTTGTTTTTGCTATGTTGACAACGTCTCGGCCTGCTCTTCTAATATCAGGTGGTAATTTTCTTATTAATGAACCAAACTTACCATATTGGTCTAAGTTGTCTATTTTAGCAATGTTCCCATGTAGTTTGCCTGGTACAACATTATATCTACCTTCATTGACTAGTGCCAAATCAGCAGCAGATAAGTTGTATCTATAAGAAAACGTAACTGATAATTTTACTAAATCTGCTGAACCATAACTCATTGATATATCACTAATAGTTTTTGGGAATGCTTCCATTACATGAACAAAACTAGTCCCAACAGTTGCATGTGCCATAGGACCCATGTACTGATTGTTTGATGTAGGTTCACTTCTCTTACCAAAAACTGACATTGCCTTTTCAGCAATTGATGAAATATTTTTATTAACTGGTTGTGGTTGTAACTCTGGATTTGTTTTTACAGTTACTAATGGAAATATATCAATTGATCCTACATACTCATCATAATAATTAGCGTTGTAAGTATATGGATTAACTGCCATGTTTTGCCATGACTTAAACAATTGATGTTCGGCCATATCTTGTCCCATGTAAAATGTAAGTGTTAAATCATCATAGGTAACACCTCTTGCAATTTTTCTTTCAGGACCATATAGATCATCTTTTGTTTCATCTGCGATTGTTCTACCTGGTAATGTGGCACCTTCACAGAAAAAAAACAATCTGTCTTTAATACTTTTGTGTAACGAATTTGTATAGTCTGAAGCAATTTGATATTCTTCAAACTCTTGGTCTAAATTTGATTGTGAAAGTAATTTATTAGGAAAGTTAATAGTTACCATGTAACGATTTGTTCTTGCCAATCCACTACCTTCAGAAATAAACGATCTAAACTTATTGACTTCGGTGTTTCTGTTGATACTTGCTCTACTTTGATCTACTCGTTTTTGTGCTTCAACAGGATCAAATCCTCTATCTCTAGGCAATCCTATTCTTACATCGAACCCACCTATTTTTACACCTTGTCTGAATATTGCCATTATTTTTCCTTTTTACCACATTGGCATCTTTTGCCAAACAGTTTATCAATTAGTTTATTAAACCATTGTTTCATTATTGATCCCTTTTTGCTACTTTACCAGCGTTTTGTCCCTCTTTTAGGACATAATTTTGCGTTCCGTTAGCACCAGTTTCAACTGATCTAACTAAAGTTCTTTGTAATATTTTTTCTTTATGCTCTTTTAACTTTTGTTGTCTATGCATTTCTAACTGTTTTGTTCTATCTCTGTCCATTATAACATCCTCCTACTATCTGCCCACACTTGTCGCTCTGTGGCTTTCTTAAATCTTGCCACAGGAAGATAGGCTGCAATAGCAGCGTCATCCATATTTATCTTCAAAAAAGGAGTTGTTGCCTTGGCATACAAATACCTTTTAAGTGTCGGCTTGATTATTTTTAAGTTCTTCAAGTCATCGTAATACACAACAAATCTACTGTTTTCTTCAAACCTTGGACTGTTTGTATATCGCTGTAATATATCTAATAATTTAAATCTCAAAGTTGGTGGTAAATAGTGAAAATTTATTCCTATAAACCCACCAGGTACAAACTTTAATGGCAACACTAGAGGAAACACGTCATAATATTTTAATGTGTTGGCATACTTAGGACTATAACCAAACAAATTTAGATTACCTTCAGTTGGTGATCCTTTTGATTTGCCTTGTCTAATTAATTGACTTGCATTTGTCTTAATTTTAAGTCTATTAACCTGTGCTCTATACCAATCAACAGATTTTCTATTTTTAAAATCTCCTGCTTTGTCCTTTAGTCTATCAAATACAGTTGCCATATGTATATTTATAATGAAATAAATAATAATATGAGATTTAAGAAACTAACAAATATAGATAAAAAACCATATAAAAGCAAATATACACCTACTAATCCAGAGAAGTATAAAGGTGATGTTACAAATATAATCTGTCGTTCTAGTTGGGAACGTAAGTTTGCCAATTGGTGTGATAGGAATGAAAATGTCACTGAATGGGGTAGTGAAGAATTAATAATACCATATAGATCAGTTGACAATAGAATACATAGATACTTTCCTGACTTCTACATGAAGTATAAGCAACCAGATGGCACTTATAAGAAAATAATAGTTGAGATTAAACCTAAGTATCAGGTACAACGGCCTGTTAAGAAAACAAGAAGTAGCCGTGTTTATAGAAATGCTGTTTTAACTTATGAGACCAACAGGCGTAAGTGGGAGACCGCAAACGCCTGGTGTATTAAACATGATATGAAATTCGTTATACTTACCGAAGATCATTTAAAGACTTTTTAAGCAGAAAATTGCATATCTAATTCTTCATCAAGTTTGTTTGATTTCTTTAGATTAAATTCTCTACTTACTAATCTCAAATTTGAGATGTCGTCTGAACCTTTTTTACTCAAAGGCACAATGTGATCTACATGGTACTTTTCATCAAGTATTTCATGTAGTGGTATCGACTCACCTGACACAGCGTCAAAGCCATTTTGTTTGGCCCATAACTCGTATCTATATTTCTGATACGAGTCTGATCTCGGTGTATATTCATTGATAACATCTGTATTAAGAAGATTAGCGTATATATCATTTACATACATGTTCATTCTGTATTGTATGATATTGGCATTGTTCTTTCTTAACATACGGTCAAATGTATAAACATCATCATCAATATCGTAGGTCTTTTTACTTTGTATATTCTTAATCACAAAGCCTTTGTACCATTGATAAAAGAGTTTTCTATCTTTTATGACAATGTTTTTATCTTCAAGCAATTTTGTTAGCATGAAATAATCATAGAACAAAAATGTTTTTGAGTTTATCTTGTCGGTATTACTTTCATTGATAAACTTACAAAAATCTGTAAAGTCTTTACTAAATTTGTGTAAAAACTTAACAGCAGGATTATCATCTGACTCATCTGCATACATTTTGTTTTTAGCAGTGTCGGAGATATTCTTCTCGTTTTTGTATGAGTAACCAAGTAAACAGTTAGCGATGAAGTCGTCAAACTTCAATCTTGTTATCTCGGTCTCACTAAACAGTTTTGACATGTACTCAATGTTTTGATCTGACAATAGTTTTATAGTATCAGCAACTACATTCAACATACCATTTCTTTTTTCTTGGCCGTTCAATGTTTTACCATCGTTGACTCTTAAAAAAAGATTAGATATATCTTTCTTACTTGCCTTTGTAACCATAATAACATATATTTTAGCATTGTCAATGGCATTAACTAAATTGATCTCGTTTTTAGTTACTGACTCTTTCAATGTAGAATATGAAACAGGTTGTGTAACTTCTACAAACGATTCATTGTTGTTATTGTCAAGTACAAACATCTTTCTAGTTTTCGGAAACTGAAATAGATTGTTTTTGAATTTCAACAAAGCAACTACTCTATTCCAACCATCAACAACAATGTATCTGAAACCTTTGTCAATGATAGATTGAAAATACTCTTGGTCGTTTTGAGTATCAGCATTGTTTAAGCATTCTTTTGCGTCAACAATGACTAGAGGTGTTACTGCATTACCAGTAGCAACTGATTTGATGAAACTTTGACGCATAGTATTGTCCCATCTGGAATCAATCCCTACAACATCAATTGTTTTGTCTTTTGATTTAAATATTCCTACCTGAAATGATTTGTCTAGGTAAGATTGCTCCAGTACGGTATTATTTAATACTTCGTAACTAAAGTCTTTCATTTGTGATAATAACATAATATATCCTTTCTTATTATCGGTTTAATAATAGAATCAAACACAATTGTTTAATTCATAGTAATACTATATCATAGTTTGACGCTTTTGTCAAGCGTGAAACTGGTCTTTTTTAGGGTTATTTTATGTGTATTTTAGATGAGAACAAAACGAGAACATTTAGTAGGGTGGCCCGAAGGCCACCCTTTGGAAAAGTGAGAGAGATAGTTTAGGAATCGTCTTCCGCTAACTTGCTAAAATAAGACAAATCATCAGTAGATTCATCCTCTTTTCCTACAGAAACGTTAGTATGAGGAACATCATTACTAATTGGTGGGAGATCAATATCCTCAACCGTTTCTGTACTTCTTTGTCCAGTAAGTGTCTTATTCAGTTTCTCTTTGAGTTCGTCATAAGACTTAAAGTTACTTGGATCAATGAAGGCCTTTAGAGCATGTTGAGATTTCCACAAAGTGTCAATCTCCTCATCAGTAGGTTTTACTCTACTAACTGGCTCAAATTCAGACTTATCGTAATTCCAGTATCCATCAACTTTTCTGATTTTTAGTTTGAAGTTTGCACCTTCCCAAAAATCAAATGGGTTAACTGCCTTCTCATCTTCAAATTGAGGATTCATCGCTTCAGTAATCTTATCAAATATCTTTTTACCGAATTTGAATAAGAAAACTTTGCCATCGTTCTCTGGATTTTTTGGATCAGAAACAACTAGAATATTAGAATAGTGTGATAACTTTCTTTTTCTTTTTCTAGCAATCTCTTTATCTGCTTCGATACCTGTATTCCACAATCTAGTGTTTTCTTCACTAACAGGATCTTTTTGATTTAAAGTTGTCAATGAGTTTTCAATATACCACTGACCACCTGGTCCTTGAAAAGCATGATTCCAGACTCTCTGCCATGGTAAGTCTTCACCTTCGATAGCAGGTAAAAATCTAATTACTGCATATCCGTTACCAGATTTATCTAACTCTGGTTTCCAGAATCTATCGTCTTGGTATGACTTTTTCTTTTCAGGTTGTTCGATTGATTTTTCTAACTGTTTAGTTAGTGTATCAAAGTTTGACTTTGACTTTTTTAGGGCTTCTAATGCACTTGACATTGTATGTATCTCCTTGTATGTATTGTTGTATGTATTAATTTAAATGTAAGTATAGTATTATTTATAAAACTTTTACTGGCAATCATCATTATTTTTATAAGTTTTTTCTTTAAATTTCTTATATTCTTTAGCCCACTGTTGTGCTGTGGGTTTTGGACGTGGTAATGATTTTTGAATTTTCCATTCTTTAATCTTTCCACATCGACTCACAATCCAGTCTAGTATTCTATAAACAAAGTTATCAAACATAATTCTTATTATATCACACTTTACTCATTTTGTCAACAAGCTGTGCTTGGGTTATATATTGCAATCTACCTTGTTCTTCCCACTTATTCCACTTGTCTATTTTCTTGTTGGTGGGTTTATTATCTGTGCCTTTGTTTACCTTATAGAACTTGATATTAGGATTCCAATCTATTAAGGTATACCACTGACTAATCCAGTTGTCTGCTGGTATGGCACTATTCTTATCTATGCCGTAGTGTTTTGTATTTTTAAACATATTATTTAAAAGCAATGTATCTGAAACTAGGTCATGGCCTAACAAATATATTTCATCTGGTTGTTCTACCTTTGTAGCAATGTATCCACTAGATGGTCCACATGCCCAACCATGATCTTTGTAATCTTTAAACACTTCTCTTAAATCATGTGACTTATCATTCTCATGTATCCAAGAAACAAATACCTGTGAACTTTGTATTTTCTTTTTTACTATATCTGGTGTAGCATTAGGATGTGATCTCTTTACATTTTTAATAATACTTGCCATACCAGCAATAGATGTTCCGTGTATTACAAATTCTTTTGCGTCACCTCTTTCGTTTTCTTTTATAACATCAAAGTCTTTTACTAAGTTGTAGTCTTCACTTGTAACAAATCCACCAACAACTGTATCATACATTTCAGCAGGTACTTTTGTCCAGTTTCTGAACCAACATGGTTTGTCATAAGCAAAACCACTGTGATATATTTCATGTACAATACCATTATCAACTGCCGTCAATACATCTATTAAATCTGCTTCTTCTCTATAAGCAGCGTTACACATATAAATCTTGCCGTGTTGTTTTAGTGATTGCAAAGGAAAGTCTCTACGACTTTCACCGTTACCTATACAAAATACTCGTTTCATTTTATAATCTTGTTATCAAATTATTAGGTTTATCAATAGGCATTCCTGTTCTATCAAACCATTTGTTTTTATAGTTATAAACATGTCCTAATGAACCATTATCTAACTTAATAGATTTCTTTTGTACATTGTATTCAGTTGTAGCATCTTTTAAAACTACATATACTTTGCCATGTAAATCCATATAAACTCTATCAATTTTTGTATCACCTCTTTTATTAGTCTCTGGTAACATATCATTATAATCCATAACTACTCCTTAATCAAATATTTGTGACACATAGGAAAATGATCTTTTATGTGTCTGGTAAGTTGCATACTCACTTCTCTAGTTTCTACTTGAGAGTCTTTTTTATTTCTTAAATTACACACTCTAGCAAATGCATAGATTGAACCTGACCATATCCATTCTGTCATCATGTTTTGTGGTAATATCATTCTTGCCATTTCAGGTGCAATATCCTTATCTAACATAGAACCATATAATTCTTTTGCTGACTTTACAAAATCTGTAATATCAAATTCAACTTCTTCGTCACTTGATCCTTGTTTTTTATTTTCTGCCTTTTTTCTCCACATGAAAGGTACAAAAAACTCTGGTTCTTCATCTACATATCTTCGACTAACTTCATTCCATACTAGTCCTACTTGATGTTTAACTAGTTGTCTTGCTACAAATATAGGTGCCTTTATTCTAAAAGATATAGACGCATGA